TGGGTTTGAGAAGAGCGGTCTTACCGCTGGCATTGTGGCCCACAACGCCCATGAGTTTGGATACCCGGTTTCCACACACATCATCGACCATCCAATCGGTTAGCGTGGTGTTGCGTTTGACGGTTAAGTCCACTTCTACACGCTCAGCGAATGACTGGAAATTAGCAAAAGCGTAGCTATGCAGCATAAAAATAACTATTAAATAAAGAAATAAACAAAATATTGTTCATTATAGAAATTAAAAATACATAAAGCTAGACTTGCTTGCGTATTTTTAGTTCACTTTTAGCTTGCCACGCGAATACCCGCCGATGACTTGCCGCAAAACGTTCTTCAATCCGCTTTGCCGCTTTTAGCTTGCCCCACCACCCGATACAGCGTCGCCTTGCTGATCCCGAACTCTCTGCAGACCATGTCATGATTGACGCCGTTGAATAGACGCCTGATACGTTTATTGCGCTGCTGTTTGTCGGGCACAGGAATACGAACCTCTCCGGCATGATTCGCCCGTAGCTTGTCGACCAGCGTTGCCGCAAACTCGCGCGCCTGTGGCTCTTGCATGCCGAATGCAACGGCGGTCATTACAACGTCATGATGCAGATGGTCTATGAATTCGCTCATTCTGGGATAAATAGTTTGGCTGGATTAGTCGCGCTGGGGAGGGTTATGCCTCGGGTTTCGCGAGCCATCTCGGCGGAAACGACATGGATGTTTTCGGACAGTGGCGCGGCCCAAGGGGGAGGGCTAGCCCAGTTGAAGTGTTCGTCATTTAGGCGCAGCATGCGGCTAAGAGCTAAAAAGTAGACGTTCAAGTCCAACGATTCGTTACGTTCGCGGATTTTTTCCCATTTGCCGTTTGGCTCTCTGGTCTCGGCGCGCAGTTCGTCGTAGTAGCTCTTATCCAGCCATTGCGGAAAGTGCAGGTAGAGGCCGCCCGGCATGGAGCGGCGCAGCATGGCGTCCACGTTATCTTTGAGCAGGTTGGTATTGAGCATGTAAATCGGCACGTCTTTCATCTGCCTGCCTTGGCTGTCTTTGCCGAATGAACGCGTTACGGGCGATTTATCATCGTTTGAGCCGCCTTTAAGCAGGCGGATTTTGGGTGATAAGCCCTTTTTGCGCATGCGTCTGTAAAATTGGTAGGCGAAATCGGTGGTTTTGCCGTTGCCGCCGGTGTCGATGCCGATCAGGTGGATCAGCATTTTGCGGCCGTCATGGGTTTTGTAGCTGGCGTTGATGACCTTGTCTTCCAGCAAATCCCAGTCTTCTTTGTAGACGCCTGGTTCGATGCGGCGTTTTTTACCGTCTTTTTCGGTAAAGGCGATGTCGAAGCGATCGACGATCCATTGTTCCTCACCGACGCCAACAGCATGGACTTCGACCACGAAGCGACCGGCGTTGCCGTTTTGAATGTCGACCGTCGCAAGCAGAACGCGGGCTTGATCTGGCACATGGTAGCGCTCCAGGGCTTCGGCGCGGCTGCTGAGTGCGTCTCCGGTTTCCAGTTCGGCCAGATGGCGGGGCAGGTAGGCGGCTCCGAAGTTGACGTTGACGATCGTCTTTAGGTTTTCCTCGGAACCGGTGATGTCGTATTCGCGGTGCGCGGCGAGCAGTTTCTCGATTAGGTTGGCCGGGTCGGAGTAGGCGGCAAAGGCTCCGGGGAACCAGAATGAGGCGATCCGGCTTTTGATCGGCTCGCCTTGGAGTCCACCGTTTTCGACGCGGCAGCCTTGTGGGACCCAGATGCCGCTGTTGTTCATTTCGCGTTTGTGGCGTAAATCAATCAGGCAGCCGTTTTTGGTGCAGAGATAGCGGACATTTTGCGCGGCTTGGGTATTGGTGGCGCCGAACAGGTCGCGCTCGTGCGTGAAGCTAAGCCCGGTTTCATCTGGCGGCGGCATGAATGCGTCGCCGCATTCGGGGCAACGCACATACCAGCGGCGCATGTCGCCCATGTTGAACAAGGCCAGTGCCCCGCTGCAGGGTGGCGCTTCGTGGGCATAGTGTGGGCGGTGGCTGGGGTCGGTGACCTCGAAGCCAGGGGAGGTTTCTACCAGCGTCATGCCGCGGCTGAGAAACTTGGCGGTGCGCTGCCGGCCGAGCGCGAACGGCGAGCCTTCGCCGTCGACGTTCTGGGTCATCCGGTCGTAGTCGGTGATCAAGACGTATTTGAGCGGCTTGCCGGAAATTTCGTTGATCGATGGCCAGCGCTGGAACAGGATCGAGCCGGACTTGAAAACCTTGTCGTAGGTGTTGTCGGATTTGCTGCCGGGGGCCAGTTCTTTTTTCAGCTCGGGGCTATCGCGGAAGGCGCGCTTGATGACCTGGGTGTCGAAGTCGCGCGCGGTGCCCTTGGTGGTCTGCATGATCAGGAAGTCCGACGGATCGCACTTGATAATGTAGGCCATCGCGTTGGTGATGAGGCCTTGGGTTTTGCCGGACTGGGCGGGCCCAACGAAAATGACCGCGTCATAGTCGCGGCTGACCAGGCAGTTCATCGGCTCGACCATGTAGGGCGTCAGATCCGGGTCCCAAGGCGCAACGCCGCCGCTGGCCGTGCGGACGTTGACGTAGCGCTTCGCCGCTTCGACGACGCTGATGCGCTCAGGCGGGCGGACCATCTTGGCAATATCGCGACGGATCTGGGCTGCGGCGGTCACAGTTGCGCCTCTTCGATCAAGTTCGCCCATTGGTCGCGCAGCACGTCGATCTTTGCTTCTACGCTGGAGATGATTTTGCTTTCCAAGGCGAAGTCGCGCTCCAGGATGTCAGGCAATGTCTCGAGCACTTGTAGGCCTGTTTTGGCGATGATGGCCATTTGCTCACGGGCGGCGGTTGATTCAACAGCGATGCCGGAGTCGCGTTCGTATTTCAAACGCTCGTTTTCGGACTTGTACCAGTCGGCGCGCTCCTTCGGGGTCATGCGGTCCGGATCGTTCATCGCGACGCCGATCGATTGCGGCTGGATCAAGATCGCCTTGGCGGCTTCGCTTACCCTGTAAACCGGGAAGCCGCGGCGATCGCCAGACGGCTTGACATCACAGGCTCTTAGCCTGGCCTGGACCGTCTCCCGCGCGATGCCAAACTCCCTGGCCAATTGGTTAAGGGACCAGCTGAACCACTCTGTTTGTGATACGACTTCAGCCGCCATCGAATAATAAAATCAGTTAAATTGAGTTATAAAAACAATAAGTTACGAGTAAATATCAAATATCAGTTGAGACCCATAGAGCCCCAAAAACTCAATATTTCCGCGAGCCTTTGTACCCGCATATGGGCATTGGCTAGGAGGGACCCAAGAGGCCGCGCAGAGCCGAGATGCAGGCGGCTGGATCAGTGGCCGCCGCATCGTTCAACGCCGGCTGCTTAGCCGCAGGCATAGACACATCAACCCCCATCCTGCGCAAATGCACCACACCCGCTTCAGTCACCCGGTACGTGTGCGCCACTTTTCCGGTATGCCGACACTCACGCCCATCCAGTCGCTCCAGATACCCCAGCAAATGCAGATCGTGCGCCCGCTTCGGCGCATTCGCGTACTGCTCGTACCGCCAATCCAGCACCTCGACAGCGACCTCCTTGGCTGTACTTGCCGGCAACGACGCAAACCCACGCAGCAAAGCATCTTGATCGTGATAGCGCGACCGCGATCGCGACAGCTCCACGATTGAACTCGCCGATGACCCGCTCATGCCAGCGCCCCGCCCAATGCCGACCGCATACCCGCAATTCCAGCACGCGCCGCATCCAGGTTTACCGGCCGCTGATACGCCAACGCCTTCGGCCGCTCATGCGCATGCTCAGGCCATTCAGGCCAGCCATCAGCTACCATCCGCTTGTACACCGGCCCGACAATCCGGAACGCCCGATCCGTCGAGGCTGTCCGCAGCGCATGCATATCCACCTCCCGCGCAACAGCCAAAACCAGCGGATGTCGATAGCGATCAACCAGCGACCCCTCACGGCTTGCCGCATTCGCCAGCATGCGAACCGCAGCCGCCAAATCCGGAACATCAGCACCTGCCGAGCACAAATCCAGAAACTCAGGCAAGGTAGGCGGCCACTCAAGCCGGGCTTTCAGCAATGCATCAAACCCGTGCTGCAACTGCTCGCGACTCAATCCGGCCAACCCCTGCGACCATGTTTCCGCCGCGCCGCTCAACTGCCCCGATTCGTCCACATGCACCCCATAGGCGCTGACCCAGCGATGCCCGTAAATCGCCGACATTTTTTCCCAGATGCGGTTAATCAGCCGGTCCGACAATCTTCTCGTCGCGTCGGCGTTCGGCGTCCTCGTAACGTCGAGAGGCCTGCTGGACAAGCTCGACGGCTGATAATTTTCTCTGCTGACCAGATTGCTGATGTGATCCATTGCCAATCCTCTTCTCGTTTCTCACCCAGTTCCGCCACGTCGCGAACCAGTCCAGTTTTCTACCCTTTGCACCCGGCTGAGCGATCCAGTGATCGCGAAACCGGGGAAACACAATATCCGGATTCAGCTCCGGACGCTCGGCGCGACAAAACGCTCGCCAGTCATCCGGCAGAGCTTCCAGCAAAAACCGCTCGCCGTTGCGTTCGCCGGATTTTTTGGAATCTCCGTAAGGAGATTCTTTTCTCTGTTCCCTTGTCTGTTCTTTGCCCCTTACCGAATCGGTAACCGTTTTAGT